CTTCACAGATTTAAAAAAAGAAAAATTATCTACTTGTATCACCAAAGGTCATTTATTCAGTCAATCAAATGGTATAACAAGGATTTTTGGTGATTATGCTGAAAGTGATACTCAAAAAGGTAAAATTGAAGAAGTAGGAAATACGACACTTATTCCCAATGGGTGTATTATTGGTATAAAGAAATTATAGGTATTGCAAATTTTTTGGACATACCATATCTAGTGCTATGTTTTATAAGTTATTTGCCTATTTCTTACTATTAATGCTAAATGAACCCATATTTACTTTAATTATTCTAGCTCTACTCGTCCTAGTTGTATCAATATTTATTTGATTGTCCCATTGAAATAAGATACGTATTCCTTAACAAGGAGTACAAATGAAAAACAAAAAACTAAGACTAAACGCAGAAATACGAAAAGGTATTTCAAAGCAGTTTAGAAATCATCTTGATAATGAAAATACGCAAGAGAGAGAGGCATTTTTACAATCAAGAGAACAATATCCAAATGCAGAAAAAAATGCGTTTGGTGTTATACAAAGTGTCGTTGCAGAAAGATTTCCAAAAGAGGACGTTGATATGCAAAGATATCTAGACGCTAAACACGAATTATCTAACGTAAGATTAGATAATTGCTTTTGGGTAAGGTGGAAAGCACCTGTTGAAGAGAGCAGATATAATTCTCATACTAAACAACAGGAAACAATCACAGTTGAAAAAGAACAGTCAAAACAATTTCACTTTGATTTAACAAGCCATATAGAGGGTGTTTCTGACCATAGCGACGCAATGCCTTTTGCATACGCTATGTTTAGGGAAGATTTAAAAGAAAAAAATCTTAATCCTGATATTGTTGCACAATGGAATGGCAAAGAAGATAGCCCACATAGAAAAATGGCAGTTAATGATTGTAATAAATTTCTACGTGATGAAACAATTCCCTGTGAAACTTGTTCAGACGAAAAACTATCTCTTTTAGAAAAGTACGAAAACAATTTTAAATTAGATGTTATGGGCGAGAAATATTGTGCTTCAAGATACTTTGATATTTCAATAGATCAATTAATGATTTTAAATAATTGGCAACAAGCAAAGCAAATTGTTTGTCAAAAACATTTTGAATTCGTTAAGTCTATTGAAGACCAAATGAAAACAATTAATCTTGCTCTTAAATCTTACACACATTTTGACCAAGCAAAAGAATTGGCATTTACTGTTGGTTTAGATTTAGAGGCAATTGATAAAGTACAAAGTAGTGCTTTAACTTTATATGACCCACAATCTGTTGCAGATAGTTTAAAGTCTATGAAGAATAAAAAAATAAGTAGAGAAGATAAAATAAAAGCGAGATTGTTGTACGAAAAAGAGAGTGTTAGTCAATCTCTTAATTAATACAATAATAGGTGGGTGTAATATTATGCGTCTTTTTTCCCATTACACCCACTTTATAAAAGAAAGGTAAAAATGAAATATTGTCAAAATCCATATTGTTATCAGTACGATAGGCAGAATAATTTAAGAAAAATTAATGGCGAGAAATTTTATACAAATACAAGAAGAACAAGATTAGATTATTTTTCAGAATTTTGTACTCAAAGATGTGTAAATGATTTCTTAACTAAAAATATAACAAGAATAATTAATATTTTAGGTAGGTTAGAAAAAACAAGAACAAGGAAATTAGGAACTACTAATGCTTGGCATAAAGAGGCAAATCAATTAGAACGTGAATTTCAACAAGATAAAACTATTTGAAATCTTATACAAATAAGATATAAATGGCAGTACATACTATTAACACTAACAAGGAGTAAATTATGGGTATGGACGTTTATGGGATAAATCCCAAAGTAAAAAAAGGTTCAGTCAAGCCGAAAGAGTTTGATTGGGCAACTATGAATAAAGTAGGTAAGGACAGAAAGGAACTAGATAAATACTTTAAAGAAAAAAATAAGTATGAAGAAGAAAACAAAGGTGTTTATTTTAGAAACAATGTGTGGTGGTGGCGACCTCTTGCTAACTTAATTCGTGAATATAATAGTGATTGGCTTACAGATGAACAACAAGAGAGATTGCACGATAATTCAGGGTTTGAATTTTCTGATAGTGAGGCAAAAACCATTTACAATTCTTTGAAAAAAATAATTGATAATGGCACTTGTAAGAAAATAGAAACCGAGTGGAAGAAAAAAGCCAAAGAGGCACAAAAATGGAATAAGAAACTTGAAAAGCAAATGGACGAATTAAGTGTTAAAGCAAAAAAACAACTTAAAAAGAAAAATCTTGCACCTATTGATTATCCACCTGAAATAAAAAGTAAGTGGGATAAACTTTGGGAAGCACAAGACAGAACAGACAGTTATCCATTTTCTGTTGAGAACGTAAAACAATTTTGTGAATTTCTTAAAGAGTGTGGTGGCTTTAAAATTTGCTAATGAATAAAAAAGATAAGAACATAATATATACTTGTGGCGATTGTGGAGTTGAGACATACTTCACAATCAAAAAAAATGAATTAGTTTATACGACCTCTACTTATGTTTGGTTTGAATTAGGTGGAGTAATAGAAAAAATGTGGGTTAGGATTGGTAAAGGAGACCAACAATCAGGTTGGGGATATTTGGATAATAAACCAACATTAATTCCAAGTTTAAAATATAACGATATAGTAAGATATAAAACTGACGATAATGGCATTACAAAGGGTATTATACGCACAAACTAGAGGGAAAAATGGAAATAATTACAGATTTTAACGATACCTTATACTACGTAATTTTAATAATTACGTTTATTTGGTTTTCGCTTTTTGTATTGAAATAAACTCTTTCTTGACCTAATTATAGGTATGAAAAAAAGAGAAAGTTTATTGTGGCAACGCATAAAAAAACTTAATCTTAAAGGTCAAATTTTTCGCATAGAAAGTAATACTATCAATGGTATTCCTGATTGTTATTGGCTTTATAAAGGTCAATCAATATGGATTGAATTAAAATCAAATGACATCAAGAATTGTGGACTTTCCAAATATCAAATTAATTGGCATATCAATCATTTAAAAAATGGTGGCAACTGTTTCATCTTGCGAGAGACCCTCTCGCAGTCTCTTCTTCAACTTTTCAAGGTTCGTGAGACGCGAACTTTGGATATTTTGGCAGAGGGCGAGAACTCACGCGCCACGTTGCTTCTGCACTTTGATAAAATTGCTTGGGACTTGGGCTTTGAAGAAAATGTTTTTAAAAAATAATCACGAATAACGATTGCACGAAGCTCTGCGAGCTTCGTGCAACGTGTCAATGAAACTTCGCTATGGGCTAATGAAACTTTGCTATGGCGCTAACGCGCAATGGAGCTATGGCGCGAGATCCACGCATATGGAAATTCATATGCGCGGATGCGCGTATGAACATATATATGAAACATATATATGAAAGATATATATGAGGCCTTGCCAGCTCTTCGAGCTG